ATGAAACAGGCCCGTGACTGTCTCGACACATTCTGGGATGATGAAGCCGGGTCAGGCCTGGCGCATCCACCCTTGCCACCGCATGTCCATGCCGATGAGCTTGGCACTGCCGAACGGATCGCCTATCGGTTGATAAACCACGCTGCAGAGACCGGGCGCCCTTGCCCGGTCAATATCGACATCGAAGTCGCTGCCGGGTTCAATTCGAGCTCGATGGGCCCCAAACTGGTGCGCAAACTTGAAAGCCGGGGCCTGATAAAGGTCAGCCGTTTCCAGCGATTTCGTCTGGTCGAAATCGTCGCAACAGGCAAACAGACGGCGCGCCATCCATCGATGCACGCCGACCGGCCGCTGGTCCGGCGTGGGGCACGGTCGGCCGGTGGCATGGGAATGCCGAGCGATCGCAAACCCTATGCCACGCGCTGAACCTGGCGCCGCGCGCGGGCGCGTGCGCGGGTCCGCGACGATCGCGGCCGATGCAAAGTCCGCCGCGCAGTTGCCCGGGCGCGGCGATGCGGCCGCGGCGCGCGCCCATACCGGCGAAGCGCTGGCGACGCTGGTCGCGATCATGACCAATGGCGATGCGCCGGCGACCGCAAGAGTCAGCGCGGCCAATGCCGTGCTCGACCGCGCCTGGGGAAAACCGCGCCAGGATTTCGAACTGTCGAGCGCCGGCGATGCCGTTGCCGCGATCCAACGCGCGCGGCAGCGAGTCCATCGCCAGCGTCAGGCAAAAGATGCGGAGCACGGCACGGACGATGACGCACACACGACGAAAGCAGGCGCCCGCGATGCCTGAGTCGGATACGGCACTGACGCTGGCCGATGATATCGGCGCGTTCACCGCCGATCCGCTTGGCTATGTCCACTATGCCTTTGCCTGGGGAGAAGGTGATCTGGCCGATATGCCCGGCCCGCGCGCCTGGCAGCGGGCGGTGCTGGAAGAAATACGCGATCATCTGTCCGACCCGGCACGCCGGTTCCAGCCCTTGCGCATCGCCCGCGCTTCGGGCCACGGTATCGGCAAGTCCGCGCTGATCGGCATGCTGGTCAAATGGGCGCTTGATACATGTCCCGATACGCGGGTGATTGTCACTGCCAACACCGAAGCCCAATTGCGTACGAAGACCGCGCCCGAACTTGGCAAATGGTCGCGACTGTCGCTGACCCACTCCTGGTTTCGGCAAAGCGCGACAGCCATGATCGCGACGATGGCTGGACGTGAAAAGTCGTGGCGCTGCGATCTGGTCACCTGGAGCGAGAGCAATACCGAGGCGTTTGCCGGCCTGCACAACCAGGGCAAACGGATCGTGCTGGTGTTCGACGAAGCTTCGGGGATCGCCGACAAGGTCTGGGAAGTTGCACTGGGCGCACTGACCGACGCGGATACCGAGATCATCTGGCTGGCCTTCGGCAATCCCACCCATGCCGATGGTGCGTTTCGCCAGTGTTTCGGGCGGTATCGCGCGCTGTGGCACACCGCGCAGATCGATGCGCGCGATGTCGAGGGCACCAACAAGGCTTATCTTGGTGAACTGGTCCGTACTTTCGGCGAAGATTCGGACATCGCACGAGTGCGCGTGCGTGGGCAGTTTCCTTCGTCCAGCGCGATGCAATTCATCGGCCAGCGCGAAATCGACGCGGCACTGAGCCGCGAGCTCCCGACGGTGGCGGGCAGCGAGCCGGTGGTGTTCGGAATAGACTGCGCTCGCTATGGAGACGATGAAAGCGTGCTGGCGATCCGCTGTGGCAGCGACGCACGGTCGCGCGCATGGCAGTCGTGGCACGCGACCGACGCGATGCATCTGGCCGGCGATATCGCGATCGCGGCGCAGCGTTGGCAACCCGACGCGATCATGGTCGATGCCGGCAATATCGGCGCAGCGATCGTCGATCGGCTGCGCCAGCTGGTCGGCGATGTGCCGGTGATCGAGGTGTGGTTCGGCGGCCAAGGCCGCGATGCCGAACTGGAGCCCGGGGTTGCGGTGCACACGGCCAACAAGCGGGCCGAAATCTGGACGCGGATGCGCGCCTGGCTGCGCCATGGTGCGTTGCCCGACGTCGCGCGCCTGCGCGATGATCTGGCGGGACCAACTTACGGCTTTGCCGCCGACGACACGCGCGTGCGGCTGGAACGCAAGGTCGAGATGAAGCGACGCGGCCTGCCCAGCCCAGACTGGGCCGACGCACTGGCCTGCACATTTGCCGAAACGGTGCTGCCCCGCCGCGTGCCGAACTGGCTCGATCCCGATCGCGTGGCCGCGTTGCGCGACGACGACCGCTATACCGAACTCGACTGACCTGGACCCATGCGAGAATGTGTTCGGCGCGCGATCCAAAGCGTGCCGGGGCCGGGTTAGACAGTTTTTCTCAAACACAGGAGGCAACCCATGTGCAGCACCCCCACGATCCCGACCGTGCCGGTCCGGCAACCGGTGCAGTTGCCCGACCAGGGTGCGCCGACCGGTCCGGTCGATCCCGAAGCATGGCAGCGCACCGTCCTGGCCGGAATGGTCACCGGCCCGCAGGGCGTGCTCGGATCGCCGAGCCTTGGCAAGCCCACGCTGGGTTGAGGAGCGCAAAGCGAATGACCGGTAACGCAGATATTCGCAGCCATTGCGAACAGCGGCTGGCCCTGATGAAAAATGTCAGGACCGATTATGAATCGGAAGCCGAACAGATTGCCCGCTTTGCCCAGCCCGCGCGGTCGCGATTTCTGCGCGGCAGCAAGGACCAGAATGGCGGCCGTCGCCGGATGTGGAACAAGACTCTGTTCGATCCACACGGAATCGAGGCGTTTCGCACGCTGACCAATGGCATGACCAGCGGCCTGTCGAGCGCGTCGCGGCCATGGTTCACGCTGAACCTTGCCGATGAAGCCCTGATGGATGCCAATGGCGTGCGCGCGTGGCTGTCCGACGTCGAGCGGCGGCTTTATGCCTTTTTCGGTTCGACCAATTTCTATGCGGCGGCCAAATCGGGCTATGGCGAAATGGGTCTGTTCGGCACCGAAGGCTGCGTCATGGTCGAACATCCGACCGCAGGCGCAGTGTGCCATGCGCTGACCTTTGGCGAATACTGGATCGGCCTGTCCGATGCGCTGGTCCCCGATACGTTATACCGGGTCTGCCCGATGAGCGTGAAACAGGCGATCGAGACATTCGGCGATGCCTGTTCACCGGTTATCCGCGCGCTATATGACCGCAGCCAGTACGAGGCGGCGATCGAGATCTATCACGCGATCGAGCCCGATCCGAACTACGATCCGGCGCAGTTCGGCGCCAAGCCATGGCGTTCTGCCTATTGGGATATCGCCGATCGGTCGGACACTGTGCTGCGCTTGTCGGGCTATCACGAACAGCCGTTCTGGGCACCGCGCTGGGACGTGGTCGGGGGCGATACCTATGGCGTTTCACCGGGGATGGAGGCCCTGCCATCGCTGCGCGAATTGCAGATGCAGGCCAAGCGGCGCAACGAGGCGATCGACCAGATGGTCAAGCCCGAAAAGATCGCACCACCCAATGTGCGGCTGACCGGAGAACCAGGGCGCGTCGTCGTCGCCGCCGGTGTCGATCGCGACCAGATCTTCATCCCCTACCCAATGCCCTATCAGGCGGTCGCGGCGATCGGCGAGGAAATGGACAAATGCCGGCGGCAAATCGATTCGCTGGCGTTTGCCGACCTGTTCAACGCGATTACCAATATGGCGGGCATCCAGCCGCGTACAGTTGAGGAAATCGCTGCGCGCAACGAGGAAAAGCTGACCCAACTGGGGCCCGTGATCGAGCGGGTGGCCAATGAAAAGCTGCAGATCGCGATCGAGCGCGGCTTCGGCATTCTGAGGCGCGGCGGGTTTCTGCCGCCGGTTCCTGCCGCGCTGTCGGAAAAGCAGATCAATGTCGAATTCGTATCGATCCTGCAACAGATGCAGCGAATGGTCGGGCTTGGCCAGATCGAGCGCGTGGTGGGTTTTGTCGGCAACCTGGCCGGTGTCCATCCCGAGGCGCTCGACAATATCGATTTCGACGAAGCGGTCGATGAATATGCTTATCGTGCGGGGGCGCCTGCACGACTGATCCGGCCGACAAAAGAGGTTGTCGCACTGCGTCAGGCCCGCGCCGCGCAGCAGGCCACGGCACAGACTTTGGCCGCCATGCCGGCGATGAAAGCCGGAGCCGATGCCGCGCGCCTGTTGGCTGCGACCGACGTGGGCAATGGTGAGACGCTGCTGTCGCGGATGTTGCCATCCGCCTGATCGGGCTGCCGAGCCACCCCATTTGTGATCACTTCGCGCCCGCGCATGGCGCCTGACCGGGGTATTGCCCGTGCCGTTCGAAGCCAAAGATGCCGAATTCCTGCTGACCCGGCCCGAATTTCGCCGGTTCCTTTTCGCCGCGATCCAAAGTTCGGGAATTCTGGTCCAGTCAGTATCGGCGGCGACCGCAGCCAGCCGAGACCTCGGCCATTTCGAAGGGCGCCGCGCGCTTGGCTTCGACCTGCTGATGCTGGTGCACATCGGCCAGAGCGAAGCCGTTCGCAACGACGATCCCGACGGGATCACGACACTTGCCCTGTGCCTGACCGAGGCGCTCTCCTGCAAGGACAACCACATTGACACAATCCACTTCCGCGACAGCGCCCGCTATGACGAGCTCCCCCACACCGCCTGACGCCCCCTCTGCGCCAGTTGCCGAAAATGTCGCGATTGCGCCGACCGGCGCTATGCCAGCGGCACCGGCGGCTCCCCAGGCCGCTGCTACATTGGCACCGGTACCCAGCGCGCCGGACCGCTATGACTTGTCTCTCGAAGGGTTTTCGATCGATCCTTCACTCGTCCGGAATGCCGATCCCGTGTTGCGCGATCTCGGGCTGAGCAACGATGCGGCCAACAAGCTGATGCCGGTGGCGCGCGACATCATGGCGCGGACTCAGGAAACCTTGATGCGGCAGATCGAGGACGCCGCTGCCGTCCAGAAAAAGAGCTGGTACGACGCCTTTGTGGCCGACCCAGAAATCGGCGGAGCGCGGCGCAGCGAAACCGAGCACTTCGCCGCAAAGGGCCTGGATGCGCTGGGTTATCGCGACGGGCATCCGTTTCGCGAGGCGCTCAACGCCAGCGGTTTCGGCAATCACCCCGACATGCTCCGCGCGTTTCGCCGGCTGGGCGAACTGGTCGGCGAAGACGGCGGCCTGGTCCGGCCATTGACGGCCAGTAGCCGCGCCAAGCCGGTCTGGGAACGGCTTTACCCCGACGACGGGCGTTGATCGGCGCCTGCCCGTGCGGGCAGGCAGTGACGACGTCCGATGGAGCGACCGATGCCGGCCGCATCGCGCCCGATACCCCCTGTTGCCGGCGCCATCCGATACCCGCCGATCCTGCGGGAATCCTCAAGGAGACCTAAGCTATGGCCATTCTTGGCAGCTCGTATTGGAATCTGATCGACGTTCTGAAGTCAAGCAGCGATGGCATCGGCGATGTAGTCGAAGCGCTGACCCAACTGACGCCGTTCATGAAAGACGCCAACGTCATCAACTGCAACAGCGGCACCGAGCACCGCTCTTCGATCCGCACTGGCCTGCCTTCGGTTTCGTGGGGCGCGCTGTATCAGGGTATTGCCCAGTCCAAGGGCAATTATACCGAAGTCAAGGACACCACCGGCTTTGTCGAAGGCCTGTCGAGCGTCGATGAACGCCTGCTCAACCTGAAGCCGGCCGAATCGGCCAAGTTGCGGCTGGTCGAAGGACAGGGCTTTCTTGAAGCGATTGCCCAGACCGTTGAAAGCGCGATCTGGTATTCCGACGTCAAAGTGAACGGCAAGCAGTTCCACGGCATGGGTCCGCGTTTCAATTCGCTGCAGAACCCCAATGTGATCAATGCCGGCGCAACCGGTTCGAACAACACCTCGATCTGGTTCGTCACACATGGCGATGCGCAGACTTCGGTGATCGTGCCCGACACTATTCCGGGCGGCATCCAGCGCGAGGACATGGGCCGCCAGAGGGTGCTCGATGGAAACGGCAACCCGTTCTATGTAAAGGAAGAAAAGTTCACCCAGCATGTCGGACTGTGCGTCAAGGACTGGCGCTACAACGCGCGCGTCTGCAATATCGATGTGCCCAGCGTGCTGTCCGGGTCGGTCGCGCTGAACCCGCTGATGCGCCATGCCTATTACAAGCTGCAGGGCCGACGCGCTTACCGCATCGAGGCCGAGGGACAGATCAGCCCGGGACGCACGGTGCTCTACATGAACCGGACGCTGCTCGAAGCGCTCGATGCCGAAGGTACCAACAGCCGTTCGGGAATCGACAATTTCGTCCGCCTGACGCCGATGGAAATCCAGGGCGAGGAAGTGATGACCTGGCGGGGCATTCCGGTGCGCGAAACCGACGCGCTGCTCGGCACCGAGACGCTGGTTTCGTAAGGCCATTCGGCCGGCCGGATCGTGCGCGCCGCGGGCGATCCGGTACCCCCTTCGAGAAAGGATCTTCTTTCATGATCATCGACACTTCGCTTGTGTTCAGCGACCAGCAGGTGGTGACAGCCTCGACATCGTCGAGCAACTCCATCGACCTCGGCGCCACCGGCACCCCGTTCGGAGCCACCAACCCTCTGGTCCGCGATATCGGACGTGGTGAACCAATCGACCTTTCGGTCTCGGTCGCCCAGACTTTTGTCGGACCGACCTCGATCCAGGTTTCGGTGCAGACTTCGCCCGACAGCGTCACCTGGACGAACATCGATACCGGCGCGATCATTCCGGTATCGCAACTCGTCGCGGGCTATCTGTTCCGCGTTCCGCGAATCGTGCAGCAAACCGATGCGCGATACTTGCGCCTGTTCTATACCGTCATTGGCACCGCGACGCAGGGCACGATCAATGCCGCGATTGTTGCCAGCCGTCAGAGCAATCTCGCGGCCGGTGGCATCTGATGCCGCGCTTTCGTGCCAGTGAGCCGATCTACCTCAGCAATGAGCGCCGGCTGATTGCCGCGGGCGAAATCTTTACCAGCGACGAAATCCCCGGCAGTGCATGGATTCCGCTCGATACCGCGCCGCCCGCCGCGGGCGCAAAGGCGCGCCGGACAGCGACGCAATCGAGCGAATGATCGCCGTGTAACGGGGGATGCGGGGCACCGGCGGATCGGTGCCCCGCATCAGATCAACCTGCATTTTTTGAAGCATGCGCAATTCAAGAGGTGGTCCGGCATGGCAACGTTAGACGACATCTGCAACCTGGCGCTGGCAGAGATTGCCGCCGGCCCGATCACCGACGTTGCGGACGGTTCGATCGAAGCCCGCGAGGTCAGCCGTTTTGCCGGTCCCTTGCTCGACGAGGTTTCGCTCTGGTCCGACTGGAGCTGGGCAGTGGTCCGCACGCTGTTGACCGAAACGACCAATGACCGCCCGGCGGAATGGACCCACGCCTATGCTGTACCCGCCAATTGTGCCCGGCCGCTGGCAATACGTCAGGTGGAAAGCGACGCCTCACATCTGGCGCACGGCGGCCCTTTCCCTTTCCCCGTGCAGGATTCCATGCCGCTGGCATTCCTGCACGAGGGCGGCCTGATCTATACCAATGTATGGTCTGCGACGCTGGTCTACGTCGCGACGCTGACCGATCCGACGATCCTGCCGCCGCTGGTTCAACGTGCCTTCGCACTCGAACTTGCTGCACGCGTCGCGATTCCGATCCGCAAGGATACCGGGCTGGCCCGCGAAATCGGCGCGGCCGCGGAACTGGCCCGGGCCCGCGCCATCGCCGAAGATCGTAACCAACGTGCCGCCCGACCGGCCAGCTACATCAGCGACGCCGCCTTTGCCCGCGCCGGAATCGGGAGTGAACTGTGACGCAACGCGTACCGCAGGTCAATTTCAGCAAGGGCGAACTTGCCCCGGAACTGTACGGCCGATTTGATGTCGATGCCTGGCAATCGGCCCTGCGCCGCGCTCGCAACGTGATCGTCATGAAATACGGCGGCGTGACCAAGCGACCCGGCACCCGCCTCGTCGGTGCAGTCATCAACCCCGGCCAGCCCACCCGGCTGGTGCCCTTCCAGTTCTCCATGACCCAGACTTATGCGCTCGAAATGGGGCAGGGTTATATGGCGCCTTGCGCCATGGGCGGACGCATCCTTGAAAACGAGCAGCCGATCACCGCGATCACCAATGCCGTTCAGGCGAAACTGACCGTGGTATTCCACGGCTTTGCCAGCGGCAACCTGGTCTACATCGACGGGGTCGCCGACGGCATGGGCGTGGTGCTGAATTACCGCACCTGGACGGTGACCGCGATCATCGACGCAAATACCTTCACAATCGATGCCGACACGTCGTCGTGCCCGGCATTTGCGGGCTGCAGCGGCGGAACGGCAAATACCTCGCCGCCGATCATCGTGCCGCCGCCAACCGTTCCGCCCCCGGTAGGCACCACAGTCGCACCGACCGTGAATTACGGTGGCGGACTGGGCAGCAATCGCCAGAAGGATTGAACCGATGGGAGCAGCTCGCGTCTATCAGGCAGGTTCGCCGTTCAACGGCGTGGAACTGGCCGATCTCGATTACGAACAGACCGCCGATACGCTCTATCTGGCGCACCTCGATCATCCGCCGACGAAACTCGTGCGATCGGGCAATACCAATTGGTCTTTCGAAACGGTGCAATTTGCCCCGACGATTGCTGCGCCGACCAGTTGCCTGGTCAGTGCGACCGTGGCGGATACCGATTCTGCCAACAGCGGCCTCAATTTTTTCCCTGAAAACGCCACCTATTGTGTCACCGCCGTCGACGACGACACGACCGAGGAAAGCCGCGCATCGCCGACGGCGAGCGCGTATAACGATCTCACGCTCAAGCGCAATTACAACACCTTGACATGGAATGCGGTATCCGCCGCAACTCGTTACAACGTCTACAAGGCAAACAACACCCAGTTCTATGGCTATATTGGCACAACCACCGGCCTGACCTTCATCGACGACAATATCGGTCCATCGTATATTCAGGCGCCGCCGCTGGCCAACAACCCGTTTGCGACATCCGGCAACTATCCTTCGACCGTAACGTTGTTCCAGCAGCGTTCGATCTGGGCCCGTTCAACGAATGTGCCGCACGGGATCTGGACATCGAAATCCGGGCAGATCGAGAACATGGACTATTCGACGCCGCTGCGCGCCGATGACGGCATGAGCTTTGCCATCATGGCCGGCCGGGTCAATTCAGTGAACCAGTTGACGTCGACGACGGCTCTGCTGGCGCTGACCAGTGACAGCGTGTTCAACATCGTCGGAACGGCAGGCGGCGGCCCGCTCGACGGGTCGGCTCCGCCAGCGATCCAGCGTCAGGTGGGCCGCGGTTCGTCACGCCTGCCACCGCTGGTGGTCGACAATGTGGTTTTCTATGTTCCATCGATCGGGTGCTCGATCCGCAGCCTTGGCTATGATTTCACGATCAACGGCTTGCGCGCGAACGATATCACGATCTTTTCGCCGCATCTGTTCGAAGGCCATACGATCGTTTCATGGTGTTACAGCCAGGAACCGCGCTCGCTGGTCTGGGCCGCGCGCGATGACGGTGCCCTGCTCTGCTTCACCTGGGAACAGGAACAGAATGTCTGGGGCTGGACGATGTGCGAAACCGCAGGCAGCGTCCTTTCGGTCTGTTCGATCACCGAGAATGGCGAGGATCGCGTCTATCTGATCGTGGAGCGGACGATCGCGGGACAGACGGTTACGTTTGTCGAGCGCATGGTTTCGCATCTGTGGGACACGCCGGCCGATTGCTGCTTTCTCGATTGCGCGGTTTCGGCAAGTTTCCCGACGCCGCAGGCGAGTTTTACCGGTCTTTGGCACCTTGAGGGCTGCACAAATGTCGCTGGTCTTGTGGATGGTGTGCCGGTTGGCGGCTTGACCGTTACAAACGGTACTGTCGTCCTGCCCTCGGCGATCGGCACGGCTTCGAACGTTTCGTTCGGGTTGCCTTATGACGTCGATGTGGAAACATTGCCGCTACGCATTTCGGTCCCGGGTGCGGGTTCCAACATCGGGCGCGTACAAAATCCGGCGCAGGCCGTTCTGACGTTGCGCGATAGCGGTCCGGTCAGCGCGGGCATTGGCAGCGATGACCTGTTCCCGGTCAGGCCCTCACCGCAAGACGAGCCGGGCGCCTTGTTCGACGGGACATACGTGGTTTCGATGGACAACAAGGTTCGCACCGAATGCACGGTGTGGATCAATCAAACCGTACCTTTGCCCTTTACCCTGCTGGGGGTCGCAGTCGATCCGGTGATCGACGGATGAGGTCCAGGGCAAAGTCGGCGATCCATTTGGTTCCAGCGCATCGCGATCACGTGTCCCGGCTGGCAACGCGCTTGCGTCCGATCGACCGGATCGAATGCCTGGCGATGGGGCGGGAACCCGGACAGGCGCTCGACCACGGCCTGGCGGCAAGCGCACGGGCCTGGACCGCGCTGTGCGAGGGCGAACCGCATGCCATGTTTGGCGTGGTGGTCGAATCCGTGGCCGCGGGGAATGCCATCCCGTGGTTTCTGGGCAGTTCGATAGTTGCGCAGCACGGACGCGCGCTGGTCGAGCAAGGCCCGGTGATCATCGCCGCCATGCACCGCCATGGCGCCCGCCTGCGCAATTTCGTGTCCTCGGACAATCGGCAAGCGATCCGCTTGCTCGAGCACTGGGGATTTACCGTGGAGCACGAGCCGTTCTTCCTGCGCTCGGTCGCTTTTCGGCGTTTCATCCGGGAGATCATCTGATGTGTGCGCCCATCGTTCCCCTTGTCGCCACCGGACTTGGAGCCATCGGCTCCGGGATCAGCGCGGCTTCCTCGCTCAGCCAGGCCAGAGCCCAGGCGGCAGCAGCCGATGCCAATGCCGCAGCAGAAAGCAATGCCGCGCAAATCGGCCAGCAAAACATGCGCGACGCGGCCTTGCAGCAATATCGGCAGATGGCGGCGGTCAGTGGACAACAGAACATGACGGCTGCGGCAAATGGCGACGCCACCGGCTATGGTACCGCAGCCAACGCGCTGAATGACACGCAAATCCTGGGCCGGGAAAACCTCGCCCGCATTTATGCGCAGGGCAACCAGAGCCTGATCGGATCCGACGTCGCGGTCGCCAATGACCTGGGGCAAGCCGCCGCGGCCAACAATCGCGGTGCTTCGGCCCTCGCCGGCGGCTTGTTCAATATCGGAACGGGACTGATCAGTGGCGGCATGAATGCCGGCGCTTCCGGTGCAATGCCGCCCGCAAGTACCGGATCGTTCGGTACTGCACTGGGCGGCGCAAGCCAATATGCACCCTTCAAAGCGGGGATGGGGCTATGATGCGCGCGCCCGGTTTCGTGCCCACGTTCACGCCCGTCGAAGCGTACAAGGAACGATTTTCCGCGCCCGGTGGAACGGCGCTCGGCAATACAGTCGGACGTGCGCTGGTGATCGGCGGCGCAGACATCAACGACGCAGCGGCGATGCGCGGGGCGATCCGTGCGATGACCGACGCCAACGCCGGACGGGCCCGCGCGTTGCAGGACAAGGCCGCGCTCGCCAGTCTGGTCGACGCGCATACCGGGCTGAATGGCGGTGATGCTCTTGCCGGGCAACCGCTAGCCTTGGACGAGCTTGCAAGAATAAGGGCCAATGGTCAGGCCGCGCTGGCGACGCCCGCCATGATCGCGGCTTATGATCAGCAGATTGGTCCGGCCATCGATGAAGCCGCCAGCCAGATCACCGGTCACGCCCTGCGCCAGGCGATCGTTGAAAGACAGGCTTTGGCCGATCAGGAACTTCAGTCGGCGCAACGGTCTGCTGCTTCTGCCTGGCAGGATCCGGCGCGGCTTGTCCAAGGGCTCGACACCGTACGGGTGCTGGCGGCCAATCAGACCGGCCCCCAGGCGAGCAGCGAAGATCGTGCCTTGGCCGAGCGCAGCGCGGCCGGCGGGGCCGTCGCACATGCGGTCGGACAGGCGCTTGATGCCGGTGAGCCCGAATTTGCAGCGCATATCCTGGGTGGATGGGGCCACACTTTGTCACCGGCGGCCTATCAACTGGCCGTTGCCCGCGTCGGCCAGGCGGCGCAGACGCAGCGCCTGGATACCATTTTCGCCCAGGCAGCGGGCGGCAATCGATTGCCTGGAGGTGCTGACTCGCCGGACGAACCAGCCTCGCCCGACAGCGTCGCAATCGCCGCGCCGCTCGGTGCCGCGGTTCATCCCATCGCAGGCGGGACTGTGACCGCGATTGGCGGCGCGCCGGACAATGCGTCCGTGCAAGTCCAGCATCCCGATGGCAGCACCACAGCCTATCACGGGCTGGGTTTGGCCGCAGTCGCAACAGGCGATCTGGTGGCACCGGCCCATGCGATCGGCAGCGCCGGGCCGGTCGTTACACTGGCGGCCAACACGCCAACGGGCGATCCTGCCGATGCGGGCGCCCTGTTGCGTGACGCCGGCGGGCCGACTGCGATCATCGGCCAAACCAGTACACCGCGAGTCTGGAACATGCCCGCCATGAGCGACCGCATCGCGCAGCGTAGCGATCTGTCAGCCGAAGATCGCGCCCTGGCAGGCCAGTTTGCGCATCGCCGCATGGCGGCCGATCAGGCGCAGCAGGCGGCCAACGATGTCAGCGCAGGCAGATCCGTCGTGTCGCTTCACGCCGCAATGCCCGATCGATTCAACCAGGCAGCCGACTTGCCGAGCGATCTTGCAGGGCAAATGACTCCCGCCACCCTGGCAAAGGTCGACGAGGCCTTGCGCAACGCATCGCGCGCCGCGACGTCGCCGTCGTCCGACAATACAGCCGCGCTGCGTCTCGAATTGCTGCAGCGTCAGGCACCCGATGCCTTTGCGCAAGTCAACCTGGGGCCGCTTGTCGGTTCAGTTCACCCCACAGACCTTGCACAGCTCGCCGCCAGCCAGGCAGCACTGGTGGCCGGCCAATCACCCGATGCGCCACTGACCAGCCGCGCGGCTGTGCTGGATTCACTGGCGCGGCAGCAGATTGCCGGCATCGTTCAATTGCCCGACGATGTCCTGGCCGCTGCACACGGATCGGCGCAAACTCTCCTGCGGATCAATCGCACCGACCCGAGCGACCGAGCGTCAATCGACAATACTGTCGCAGATGCGATCCAAAGTCAGAGCGGTCAATCGTAAAGCCGGATCAAGGCTGACCAACCGTTCAACCGGCGCACATTCCGGTCAACGGTTTTTGCCCGATCCGCATCAAATCCCCGCCAGCAACCACTTCGATCCGATCGGATCGGAGACAAGGAGCGACGCATGGCCGATATTACCACACCCGATCTTCTGCCCGGAATTGGTGGCAGTGTTGTCAAAAAACGCCTCGTCGACATGGGTGACGGCACATTTGCCGAAATGACCGTGACGACGCTTGCTGCCAGCGCGAATGCCGTCGGCACGGTAAACCTGGGCTCACTGGGCGGTGCCGCCACCTCGGCAAACCAGGCGCTCGGCAATGCTACACTTACGACGCTTTCTGCGCCTTACGTGGGCGCAACATCGTCGCCGCTGACGGCGACGGTAAACGATACCAACGTTCGCACCTTCGGTCCGTTCGTGCCCCAGCTTGCCCGCGAAATCTGGCTGACTGTCAACGCCACGGTCGCCGCGTCGGGCTCGGTCCAACTGCTGCGCTCGACCGACGTCGGTGCAACGAAGGTCGGATTGACCGCTGGCGGCCTGACCATTGGTGCCTATGCGTTCAGCGCGGTTAGCGGCGCGATCGCGAACGAAATCGTGACGGTCGAGACCGACGCGGCCGCAACATATTTCATAAGCATTGCCCTGACCGCCGGCACCGTTGCCGTGCGTCTGGCCCAGTAAAGGGAAGCCCAAAAATGGCCGGATCGGGCGCAGCATTTTCGCGGGCAAGCGCGGCACTTGTCAAAACGCAGTCGCTATCGACGAACCTGGCATCGAACGCGCCTGGGGCAGACGGTGCGTCACACATTGCCTCGAACGATACCGCTGGTGGTTCATTATGGACTTCCATGGCCGGGTTCGTCACCGCTCTATTGAGCGGTCAGGTCACCAATTCGCTGCCGACACGGGCGCAAATGGTCGCCAATAAAGTACCGGCAGCCATTACCACAATCGCAACCAGCGGCTATTTCGCGGCTGGCGATGGTGGCGCAGCGACTTATGTTCGCGGACCCGGGCCGTATAACGATGGGTCAAGCTTTGCCGATGCAAGTGGCGCATGGTGGAAACTGTCGGTTTCAACCGTCGTCCTTTCCATGTTCGGCGCCGTCGGTGGGCTCGCTGGACAGGGTAGTTATGGGTCCCTGCCAGATGATACGACGCCGATCCAGAATGCATTGAATTATTGCATCGCCAACGGCTGCAAGCTGCAAATTCCACCCCGTCACTTCCGGTTCACCAAATCGCTGAATGCCGGCAAGACCAGTCCATTCAACGGTCTGTCGTTTCGCATCCAGGGCGACACCTCAGGCCAGTCGCGGCTGATCGCAGATCTGACCGAAGCGTACCCGGCGATCGACCTGACCAACCAGGGCCACGCGCGGATCGAACATATCGGCTTCGACACCACGACCACCAGCCTGCACACATGCGGGTGGCTGGTCGCGGAAACGACAGGCACAGGCTGCAACAACGGCCGGTTCGACAATTGCTATTTCATCGATCAGGGAACGTCGTCGAAATATTGCGTGTTCGGCCTGACGGCCGACCAGTGGACTTTGGACAATTCGCTGTTTGTTACTTATGCGGGAGGTCTGGCAGCGGTGCGCTTCACGCGCATCAATCCCGACGCGATCGCCAGCAAGTTTTATGCGATCGGCGCCAACGACGCGGACCATACGGTATTCAGCGCCACGAACAGCGCGTTCATTGCCACGAATGGGCCGGGCCTGTGGCTGCAAGCCTATAACGGCGTTTCGCTGCCGGGTTGCTATTGCGGGGTCATCGGCACGGTCGGCCATGCGCAAGGGCTGCTGCGGCTCGGCACGACGGGCGGTGCCTGGGTCCAATCGGTGTTCGCCACCAATTTCCGCACCGAAGACCAGGTCAACCCAACCGCCACAATCATGAGCTGCACCGCGTCGATCGCGCCGAACGCCGATCTGGTAACATCGACCATGACCGTATCGGCCACGGCAACGGGCGCGGTTGCGGTGGGACAACTGTTGATCGGCACAGGCCTGGCTTTCTCCACCGTCGTGCTGGCCAATGTGTCGGCCAATGTCTGGATCGTGAGCAATTCGCAGACCGTGGCGTCGGAAACGATCACGGCGCAACAGATTTCGTCGCCGGCGGTCTATGTTGAGGACTATCTGCCGCAGAGCACATTCCACGGCAGTTTCAATACATCGGGCGCTGGTGCGTTTGGCGGCCCCGGCCAATACATCGACTGCAACGTGCAGGCCGAAATTGGCACTGGCGCGTTCAACTATGCCGGGCCGATCATCGGCGGCAAATATACGTTTTCGGGGGCAACCTCGTACGGAAACTTTGGTGCCGGCTATGGCGGATCGTTCGACCAGGTCAATTCGCGCAACTATGCGCTGGGCGGCGCGATTGGCTTGCTCGCGACGGCGCTTGCCGCCTATGGCGGGACATGCGCGGAATTTACCGACCTGACTTCGGAATACCCGCCTGACCATCCGACTCGCTGGATTGCGTACCAGACCAGGGTGTTTTCGCCGCAGGCCAACACGCCGATCAATTACCGGATCGGTATCCAGGGCGAAGCGGGCACCCTGACACCGACGGCCTATACGGGCGGCGGCGGCCTGGCGCAGGTCGCGCAGGCGGTCATCAGCCCGGCGTTCTTCTACTACAATCCCGGCGGCGGCCCGACCGGCCTGGTTCGGCCCATGCGCGAGTTCATTATCGAGGGGCTGCTGGGCGCCACCTGGGCGGCGAGCGGGCAGATCGAGCTGACATTGAGCCAGGCTGTGACCGGCTCGCCCTCGGCCGTGCTGGCCTCTCTCACCGGCATTGGCGCCTATGCGGCAGGCGCAGGTTTTATCGCAACGGTGCGGGCCTATTTCGACGGGTACCAGTGGTACGCGAACACCAAGCTGCAACTGTTCGGGCCGAACGGCGCGTCGACCATGAATGTCACCAGTTTGGGCACCGGCACGAGCTCGTTCCTTTTCGCGTCTTCGGTGCCGCTCGATTTCAACGTGCTGATCAACAACACCGGGTCTTCGCCGCTGGCGAACCCGATTACGTATGTGTTGCGGTGATGGCGCCAAATCACACCGATTTGCACAGAGACATCGGCCGTATGGAAGGACGGTTGGACGCAATGGAAGATCGTCTGTCCAAGATCGAAGCTATTGCGGAGCGGATCGACGGGCGACTGGCAAACATTGAAGCGCGGGAGAACGAGCGCAAGGGCGTGCTTTGGACGCTGAGCATTCTCGCAGCCGTCATTGGCGGGACGGCAGGCTACGTCGGCGCAATCATGGGGCATCTGCTGAAATGAGCAAAACATTCACAGACGCGCTCGCGATCGTGCTCAGCGAGGAAGGCGGGTTTGTCGATGACGCTCGCGACCCCGGCGGCGCAACGAACCTGGGCGTTACGGCGCGCACGTGGTCGCAATGGACCGGCAGACCCGCAAGCAACGTCATCATGCAAACATTGACCGCAAGCAAAGTCACCCCACTGTACAAGGTATGGTTCTGGGACAAGATCAGCTGTGATGCCTTGCCCATCGCATTGGCCTTGCCGCTATTCGATTTCGCAGTGAACGCGGGGCCGCCCGCGGCCGTAGGTGTATTACAAAGCATCGTCGGCGCGCAAAGGGACGGGCAACTCGGAAAATCAACCCGCGCCGCAACCGAGATCTACATGCGCACCATTGGGCTGGCAAAGCTGATTGCCCGATTTTGTGACGCGCGCCGCGACTATTACCGGGCGCGCGCAGAATATCCTGTTTTTGGCAAGGGCTGGCTCGCTCGCACTGCCCGTGTCGAAGCGGAGGCACTGCGATGGCTGGACTGAATGTCGGCTGGCTTAAGGACGCCTTGACCGGCCCAGACAACCAGACCGTTGCGGTTGGTCGCCTGCTCGGGTGCGCACTCGCAGTGGTTCTGCTGATCGCCATTCCGATAACGGCAGTCGCGACGATCCTTTCGGGCCGCTGCGACGTGCGGGTCTGGCGGGAATTGCTGGGCTCGCTTGGACTTTACGTTCCGCTCGTGGTCGGCGCGATCACCGGCCTGATCTGGGGGACAAATTCGACCGAGCCGAAGACCGCACACAAGGAAGGTATGGAAAATGGCTGATGAAGTTCTTCCCAATGCAGTCGGCCTGGGCAACTACCCGCACCGCATTGTCGATATGGGCGATGGCACCTGGGCGGAAAAGGTTTTTGCCGTGGTTGCCGTCGGCGGGACGCAAGTGTCCTCCCTCAACCCCCTGCCCGTGGTCGTCGCATCAGGCGCGACATCGCTCGCCGATCAATCGGTCGTTGATAGCGCGGGTATTTATTGGCTCGTAAGGGATAACGGATCAACGCTGACGTACGTAAACTGGTCGACCGGAACGGCTGGCACGCCAAGCGCGCCAGTGTCTCCAGCGGGCAAATTGACCGGCGAACAACTCATATCGACCCAGTACACTGTCATGATCGCAGGTAGTGGATACGCGGTCGGCGATGTCCTTGCACATATTGTGATACTCAACATCGCGACAAGCCCTGCGAGTGTGCTGGCCAGCGTCTGGGCGAACATTTCCCAGAGTACGATATTGTCGGCCAATCCTTTGTCGGCCAACCTGACTCAGTCGTCCGCAGCCGTTGCCATTTCATCCATGCCACCGCTTCCCGCCGGCAGCAATGCGATCGGTTCGGTTGCTGTCAGTGCACTGCCCGCAATTCCTGCAGGCGCGAACGCAATCGGTTCAGTTGCAGTAAGCAGCCTTCCCGCGCTGCCTCCTGGGTCGAACACGATCGGGACCGTCAGCATCGGTGGCTCGTTGCCCGCATTCTCGGCCACTCCCGCAGTCAACGTGGCCACTCTTCCAGCGCTCCCGCCAGGGGGGAACCTGATCGGCGCGGTCAATCTCGACATCGCCGGTGCAGCGCTTTCGGCGAGCAACGCCATGCCCGTGCTTGATGCCTATCTGGCACCAAGTTCGTCATCCTGGACCACGGCTACGGCAGTAAATACCGCATTAACGTTTTCCACCAACGGCTATGATACGGCAATCGTGACTTTGGTCGCCAGTGCAAGTTTCGCCGGCGGCGCGGTCGTGTTCGAAGTGTTCGACGGTGCCAACTGGATGCCGGTAAAGGCGGCGAACATCCTGAATTATACGACGACGGCTGCGACGATCGCACCGGCGGCGAACACCGCCAACGGCTATCAGATTTCGATGGCCGGCTTTCCGCAATTCCGCGTGCGACTATCGAGCGCGCTTGCTGCAGGAAGCCTGGGCGTCACTGCGATCATATCGTCGGCACCCGATGTGTCGCTTGTGACTGTCGGCCTCGATCCGACCCAACCACTGCCCGCGGGAACCAATACTCTGGGCGCTGTGACCCAGGCGAACCCGGTCACGATCAGTGCCGGCCAGCAAACGCTGACCGCAGGCGCCGCCGCGCTGCCATCGCAAGCACTGACGAACGGCGTTGTCCTCACAGCTCTCACGACCAACATGGGCACGGTCTACGTGGGCCCGGCGGGCGTGACCGCATCGACCGGCTATCCACTGAATGCCGGCCAGTCTGTGTCCTACGCTGTGACCAACCAAGGCGCCATTTTCATCATCGGCACCAATACGACTGACAAAGTCGCATTCACAGGGAATTGACCATGGGCGCTCCTGCAATTCCCCCATCGGCGCCAGCCGCAGCCATGTCCACGCTTGACCCCCGCCAGTGGAACGTCAAATCGGCACTGCGCCACGTCACCAATCGCACCGCGCTGTGCAACGCCATTTCGGGCAGCCAATCCCAAAGCGGCGGCCGCTGCTGGCAGATCAGCTATGTGCCGATCAGCGGCGCGATCACGATCTATTTCTGGAATGGCTACATCCTGACCGGCGGCGGCGGCGAGCAAGGCACCGGCGGCACGATGACCATGCGGTTTTCGATCGTCCAGCCCAACGGCACGACCACAGCAACATACACGTCGGCGGCCGTGGCCTCGGGCGCGGTCGGCTCAGTGACGATCCCGAGCGTGCAGATCCCGGCGTTCACGCGTTTTTTCATCAACTACGACATCAGCATGGGCACCGGCGGCTTTGTCCCATCAATGTCGTTTTCGAACTGCTGCGACCGGGGCAACGGCGACCAATATGCCGTGGGCGCAGCAGGCTATGGCCACACCCAGGACACAAGTTATCTGGGCGCCGGCGAATCGGGCAACTGGCTTCCCGCCGCAGTCGTTGCACAGTCGAACCGCAATTGCTGGGCGATGATTACCGACAGCCTGGGGGAAACGTCCGACGTGGTGTTTGACCCCGCTGGCGGCCGTGGCGAGTTTGGGCGGTCAGCGGCGGCGTCGGGCATTCCGCATGTCAACTATGCAGCGCCGGGCGACCGGGCGCAGTTGGCGGCGTCGGGCTTTACCGCGCGAGCGGCGCTTTTGACGGCGGGGGGCGCGACACACGCGATCCTTAACCTTGGCCGCAACGACTTTTCGAACAGCCGAACTGCGACCAATGTTATTGCCGATCGCGCCACCGTGCGCGCGGCGATCATCACGGCCGGCGTCGGCAAAGTGTTCGACACGACCGTGACGCCCTACACGACCAGCACGGACGGGTGGAACACGACCGCCAACCAGACCGTGCAGAGTGCGGCACAGGAAATCCAGCGCGCCACATTCAACGATTATGCGCGCGGGGCCGCGCCCTATTCGACAACGGGCACGCTGACCAATGCCAGCGCGACGATCACGGCGGTATCGAACCTGACGCTGTTCGGCATGTATCCGGGTATGACGATCAGTTCGACCAGCAGCGGCATTCCGGGCGGCACGACCATTTCCGCCATCAATTATGCAACAGGTACGATCACCATGTCGGCAGCGTTTACCGGCACGACCACGGCGGGCGCGGCGCTGACGGCAACACAGGCGACCGCGACCGGCACGTTCCCGCTGCTCAACTCATCCGGGCTGATCGATGTG